GCATCCTTGTGGAAGAACAAGCAACCACGAGTATCAGCGGTAGACGCAGAGTTTTGACCAGCAACTTCCAGAACAGGAGCGTTGCTAGAAACGTAAACGTCTACACCGTACAGGTTACCAATCAGACCTGACTCAACGCCACGGCCTCCAACAAAGTCAGAAGACACGTAACGATCAATGCCCATGATTGACTTACGAACAGCAGGAGGAATTACGAGAACTCGTCCGTCCATAGGTACGTCAGCATCGTCCATCTTCTTGATAGCCTCACGGAAACCAAGGTCAGTGAAGTTGTCACCGGAAGTAACAGTGTCAGCGGCATACGCGGCAAGGCCAGCGGCGGCATTGAAGTAATAGCTGTTGCTGTTTACCCAATTAGCGCCAGTGTTAGCAGGAGAAGCGGTACGAGTACCGTCACCAAAGCCAGTAGCGGCGTTAATAAGATCAGTGTCAACTTGCAGAGCCAGTTGGTAACCAGCGTCTTCAGTGTAGAACTGACGCAGAGAGGACAAGCCTTGTACCTCTACAATGTCCTCAATCAGACGCGAGTACTCAAAGTGGCGGTCTACAGTGACTTGCAACTCTGTCTCAAGATTAGCCTGAATAGTTACTGCGGTAGATTCTGCTTTAGCATTAGCTGAACCACGGATAGGCTTAGGAATGTGAATAACGTCACCCTTCTTGCCGGTCATTGACAGACGCTTGACAAGGGGAGCCATCTTCAGGTTCTTTTGGTAAGCGGCGATGATTTCATCGGACCAAATTTCGGGGATAAAAGTACCCGCCGCAGTTTTGTCTACTACAGCATTAGCTGTAAAATATGTACCAGAGGTTTCATTAGCCATTTTAATTCTCCTTTATAGGCTAACGAACTCGACCCTCTGCGTATGCTTTCAGTAATTCGTCTGAAAGACTTTGATAACGCTCTGGGTCTGTTCGCATAAGTTTAATAATGTCAGCGCGACGATAAACTTTCTTGCGTGTCCCTTCTGCTGTTCCGCGAGCGTTGCCTGTGCTAGCTGACTTCAGAGTGTTCTTACGTGCCTGTTTTTCAACGTTGGCAGTCTGCCGTACAACTGTTGCTCTCTCTTTCCAGAGGTTAAACAGTTCGTCAGCGGCATCGTAGTCGTATCCTTGGTCTGCCTGAACAAACAACTGTGTTCGGACTTTTGACCCTTTGATCCACTCAGCAAACTTAGGATCTTTTAGTATACTCTCCATTTCAGGATGATTGGATTTCAACTGTGAAAGAGTAGCCTGTTGTTTTGCTTGTTGTGTGTAAGCTTGCGCTTCTTTAATCTTAGGGTGATTATCTATAGCTCTATTAACAGCGTTCTGCGGATCTACAAAGAAATCTACGTCATCTTCTTCTTGTTGCTGTTGTTGAGGTGCTCGTTGGTTTGAGAGTTCTGTCTGAATGTAGTTATCAACGACCTTTCGTAACTCACCAACTTCCGTACTCTGTTTGCCTGAAAACTTCTCAAGCTCTTGGTGCATCTGTACGAGGTCTTCGACAGATTTACCTTGGTACTTTTCTGGAAGATCATCTACTGCTTCTTGAGGTTGTTCCTCTTCTTGAGGAGTCTCTACAGTATCTGTGGTTAGTTCTTCAGTTGTTTCCGTTGCTTCCTCTTCTGGACGCTCATCAAGTAATTGTGCTCGTGACATAATGTAAACTTACCCCGCCTTTATAGGTTATGGAGAATTAAAATGGAAAATGTCCTAAAATTAGGATTCCCGATTAGATCGCCCAGCGTTCTCGCGTTCACGTACCCACTTCATGTGTCTGCCGGGGAAGTCCCCAGATGCACCGTCAAGTATGTGTTGAGTTGCTGAAACGATTTTTGTAGCGTTGGCTCCACAACCGCACCTACTGGTTGTAGTGTCTCCATCTACAAATTCTTCAAAGATATGTCCGTTAGTACAGCGAAAATCAAATACTTTAATCATCACTAACTAGCTCTTCGTAATTGTTGTTAGTAGTTGTCTCAAAGTTGAGAACATACGCTAGTACGTTTAGTTGTCCTTTACGTACATACAAATCGTTCTCATCTTTAGTTGCTTCTACACTGTTGATTACAAGAGCGTTCTGTTGTAGTTCTTCGATTAACTGCTTCCAACCGGGGTTGTTAAACAGGTCAAAGTACTTATTGTAATACTGTTCTGTTTCTTGATCTAGTGAGGCCATAAGGTTGTCTCTATATCTCCTATTATAACATATTTTTGACTAAAAGTCAAGTGTTATTTGTGGGTATTATTACCGTTTCTTTTTGGCTGTTTTAGCGGCCTTTTTGAAGGCTTTAGCCGTAGGAGCGCCTTTTGATCCGGGTTTACGCATCTTTTCTCCTGATCCTGCGGCAATTCTCTTGCGTTTAGCATGAATATTGCTGTATAGTCCCCTAGCCATTACATAGACCTACGAGCGCCTGTTTTGCGCTTTGGTTTAGCTGAAGCTTTCTTTTTCTTTTTAGCTTTTGGGGGTCTTCCTACTTTGCTTCCGTATGTTCCGGGTCCGTATGGCATAATTATCTCCTTACCATTTGACTTTGTTTGCCCAATAAGCCGCAGAGCATTTGCCCTTGGCTATGTTTTTAGCGTGACGAGCCTTAAAGGACTTACGCCTCGCTTTTTCCTTAGCAGTCTTAGGACTTTTTCCAGCACCACTAACTCCTTGCTGTCCAAATCGTATAGTCTTAACCTTACCGTCATCACACTTAGCTACAACTACGTGCGACTTAGATGGGTGGTTAGGCGTCCTCTTTGGCTTGTTGTACCCGCTTACTCCTGCTCGCGCCAGCCTTGGGTCCTTTTTCTGTGGCATTAGCTTTCTCCTCCAGATCCTTGACCCGGCTCTCCAGTAAGTCCAATTTGTCGAACTGGTCTTTGAACGCTTGGTTGATCTGGTCTAGAAATTTGGTCATTTCGGTTTGTGTCATTAGCATTAGGACGTTTTCCTTCTATTTGCCTTTCTTTTAGCAGGGCGTCTGCCACTTTTAAGCGTCGCTCAAACTCCTTGTCTTCTTGATCCCCTTCCTTGAGATTCCTTGTGATTGCTTCCAGTTTTTCAATTTGTAACTCTTCTGGTAGCAACTGTGTTTCCATGTCGTACTTAGATGCTCTGGCTTGCGACTCAGCGGCTTGTGCGGCGAGGGCGGCAGTTTGACTCTGCTGAAACTCTATCTGAGTCTGTTGAGCCATCTGAGCCATCTGCTGTGCTTCAGGATTGGGCTGTCCCGCTTGTTGCATTGCCGCAATGAGTTCCTCACGGTTACTGAGGTTCATGTTGTCAATAATGCTCTGGATAAGCACAGGGTACAGTGGGCTGTCTTGCTTCATAGTCTGCAAGAGTTGCACCAACTGTGTTACCTCGTACTCACGAGCGATAATGCCTAGAGTGCTTGTGGCATTGAACTTATAGTCAGATACAGGATAGTTTTCAGGATCAAACTGCATGTACCTGTATGCGGCTTTGGTTACAAACGGGAGTAGGAACGACTGTTGGAAGTTGATCAGAGTGCGCTTATGGCGTTTAATAATAGCGCCAAGAGACATACTAATGCCAGCGGCAGTAGCTTCACCGTTAACACTGCCAGCAATTCCTGCTGAATCAACTGCTCCTGTAGCCTGTTGAACCATCTGCTGAAGCGATGCGGCCTGTGCAAACGTAATTTGTCCGACCTGTCCAAAGTTAAATGGCTGAAGTACTTCACGAGGATCTCCATTGGTTAGGATCATTTTTCCGGGGCGTACTTCTGGTTTAGCCCCACGAGGAAGCCGTGTAGCGTCTATAGCGAGCATTGGGTGAATCGTAAGGCTCAGTGCGTCAATACGCGCTCGTAGCTCTGTATCAAGCGCCTTCTGGCTGTTGTAGCCCTTCTCACAAACACCACGGCCCCAGAAGCGTCCGGGTACTACGTCCCAAGGAAACGCAACAACAGGACGATCATTCATCATGTAAGGGTTAGCTTCAGCCTTCAGAAGCGTACCACCGTTAGCAATAACTACGATAGCCTCTACGTATTTAGAGTCCTCTTCTACGTCTACGCCTTCGTTTTCAAGTAACTCACGAGGCACTAGACCGTAGTACTTAGTCAAACGTACTTTATCGTCGTTGTAAATCGTGAGGTCTTGGTCAGGCTCTAGGTCTGCATCGGGTGCGGCAGACTCAATGAGAGCATCGTTGTATACACCCTGCTCCTGTAGTATCTCTACGCTGTGCTTAGACACAAACTCATCAATAGCCACACCCATAGCGTCATCTACTGACGTAGCTAC